TGAAAGAGTATTTAACTAGTGACGGAGACCCTTTAGTAATTGAATATAGGGCTCCTGCTGGAACAGATAGCCTAGTTTACGATGTTTATGATACATCTCTTGGGGAATATTTAATTGCAGATCAAGCAGAAAAAAAGACTGCTGTAACAACTCCAGTTGCATACCAGCCATTCCATATTACACTTCCATACGATGTTGTAAAATATAACAGAAAAATTCAAATTAACTTACAGGTAATTGACCAAGCATCTTTTACTGAGGATGTTTTATATGCCTCACTAGTAAGACCATACGCAACTGTAACGGATCTTCAACTAGCTTTGGGTATAACTGGTCAGGCAGATTCTTTAAAAGCCTTAGAGAGAAGAGCCAGACTTATTATTGATTCTAAACTTAGTGATCAGTTTGGATTTACTTATGAATCAATTCAGGCATATGGTCAGGGAAGCGATGTTCTAGACTTAAGAAAAAGAGCTGAATCGTTTGATAAAGTAATTAAAGATGACCAAGTTATCTTTGATTCCACAGAAGATCCTGCAATTAACTTATTCTATAGACCAGTTGCAATTGCAGAAAGTAAAACAAGACTTAAAGTAATTGAAGAAGGTGCCAACCTATTTGAGTGGGCAGAGCCAACAGTCCTTGCCAATGAGCGTGGATTTGAAAAGAACAGCCTTTATACCGTTCGTGGAGAATACGGATGGAGATTTGTACCCCTTGCAATCAAAGAAGCAACTATTATGCTTGTAGAAGATATGCGTTGTGGGGACTGGAGTTATAGAAATACAGGACTAAAGTCTGTAAAGAATGACGCATTTGATTTAGAGTACAATCCAAATATTTATTCTGGAACTGGAAACCTAGCAGTTGACTCATTAATTGCACCTTACAAGAACTTTAACTTGCTGGTGATTTAAATGACATGTGTCGCTAAATCAGCATATACGATGACCGCAGACATTTATGTAGCATCTATTTCACAAAACTCAACTACTGGATCTATTGTAAAAACATGGTCTTTTAATCAAACTGTTCCATGTTTAGCAAGGGGTATCGTAAGAGCTGGACTGGGAGATAACTCTACAACTGTAAACATTGAAGATTTTTTAAAGGTAACTAACAGCATGGTAAAACTAAGAGCTGGAATTACTTTAGACTCAACAGTTAAGGTTGCAAATATTAAAAATTCAGATGGTTTAGTTATTTGGAAAGAGGGTCCTACATCTGGAGTATCTGGATCAACAATCTTTGAGCCTCGTGGAAGCACTCCAATATCAGATCATCGTGGACACATTGTTGAATATGAAACAATTTTAATTAGACCAGAAGTTCAAAAGTTAAATGGAGTTTAAATGGCTAGAATTGATTCCACAAAAATTGCTTCATTAACAAAAAAAACAAAATTTAAATCTGTTAGAACTGGAGATCTTTCTCAAAAAATTGCAGCAACTGCACACTTTCAGGCGGAGTTAATTAATAGACTATCTAATGAAGAAAAGGTAAGAATACAAGAATATGGGCTAAGACACATATCTAAGTATTTTGAGTCCTATGTAGATCACTTGGCAAGAGTAAATCCAAATAGATATCATCATATTTACGAGCCTGGTCAATCTGGGGACCCAAGGGCAAGGCTGTTCAAATCAAACATAAGTTCTGACAGTAACAAAGCAATTTTGCAGTATAGTTTTTTGCCATCAAAAGTTCCTGGTGATAGCGGTCAAGTATTTAAATCTAAAGCACTTATTATGGAGTCTGGAACTCCAGTAACAATTACTCCAAAAAGAGCTAAATCTTTAGTGTTTGAAATTGATGGAGAGCTTATATTTTCAAAACAAAGTTATGTTGCAAATCCTGGTGGTGTAGCAGTAGAAAACTCTTTTACTGAAACTTTTAATCAGTTTATGACATCCAGAGCAAATGATGTTCTGATTGATCTTGGATTTTATGAAAGAATAGAAAGAGCAATATTATCAGAAACAAAACTCGTACTTCGTAAGATTTCTAGTGGTACAATTTCAAGTATGGCTATGCAAGCAGCAGTATCTGCAGGAAAAATTTCTAAGAGGTCAAGATAATGGCATTAGAGCTTCCAATTCATATTATCAACAAATATCTTTATAATAAGGCAATTGCTGGAACCCAAGAAATTCATAGTGTTTGGAACATTAAAGATTTTCACAACTCACTTTCTAATACAATGAAACCAGCTGGTTCAAGACTCTACTTTGATCAAGCAATTTCAGGAAACCATATAGACCAAATGGGTCCAGAAATAGTTAAGCCATCAGTAAGAATTATATATGACACAGTTTATCCACCAATTAAAGGAACAATGTGGGCTTTAGAAAAAGCACAAACAGTATATTATATTTATGGATCTGAAAATACCGCTAATAATGATGACAACGTACAATTTGTTAAAACCTATATTTATGACACTTTTAAAAAATTTGATGAGTCAGCACAAGATATTAACAATTCACTACAAGCAAGTCAAAACATAAGATTTAAGTACATTCGTGCAGATCAAGAAAGTCCAGATATGGATTTCTTGGGAGATAGGGCTACAGACGATAGGTACATTACTAGCCTTATCCTTACATATGAATATACCAAATCATAAACATCAGCGTGGTATTATTATCTTGAGGAAACGCTGAAAAGCTAAAAATTTAAAATTGGCAGGAGGTGTAAATAAATAAATGTCTTATAGTGCAAAAAATATTATCGTAGGTGCTGGTGTCCTTTACATTGGAAAAAACGCTGGCGAAGAATACGATGAAACAGATATCGCAGCAGCAGGAGTCACCTTAGGTGATACCTCGCCAGCAGCAACATTCACAAACCCATCAAAGGTTAACGATACAAACTGGAGACACGTTGGCTATACTTCAGAAGGTGCAGAAATGTCCTTTGAACCAGATTACGGTGAAGTACAGGTTGATCAACTCCTAGACGTAGCAAAGATCTTCAAGCAAGGTCAGCGTGTTATGTTGAATACAACATTCACAGAAGCTACTCTTGAAAACTTCTTAGTTGCTATCGGTGGTAAGGATTCAGATAGAACAGGTGGATCTACTGCAACAAACGGTGCTCAAGAAACAGTCTTCCTTAACGGTGGTGCTCTTGGATACTCTCCAGTAGAAAGATCAGTTCTTGTAGTTGGTCCTGGACCAGATGAAAAGGTAAAGGCAGGTGCAGAAATTGCTGGACTTGCTGGAAAGAAAGTTGAGCGTCTATATGTCGCTTATCGTGCTCTTTCTATGGAAACAGTTACTTTGGGTGTTAGAAGAAATGAGGCTACAGTATTTCCTGTATCCTTCCGTCTTCTTCCTTCGTCAGCTGAAGCAAACAATGCTCCTGATGGAAACCAGACTTATGGAAAGGTTATTGACCGTGTATACGGTGCATAAACTGCCTAGGTTATAATTTAATAGGTTTAAGGTGGGTCTTAGGACCCACCTTATTCCATTTGTATGAGAAATACTATATAATTAAAAGGAATAACACAGGAGGAAATTGTGGCAACAAAAATTTATGAAAGTATTGACCTAGAACTACTAGACGGTACTGAAGTAACAATCAAACCATTAAATATTAAAAACTTAAGAGAAGTAATGAAGGTATGGGCAACCGCAACTTCAGCAGAAACAGAAGATGAATTTCTTAGTGTTTTGCTAGAGTGCACAAAGATTGCATTTAAGCAATACCATCCAGCATTGGCAAATGATCCAGAAAAGCTAGAAGATGCTTTGGATCTTCAGACAATGTATAAAATTCTAGAGGTAGCAGCAGACATTAGGTTGAACGACCCAAACCTGCTAGCAGCAGCTCAGGAACTAGTTGGTCAGAACTAGACCTAGCTGCTCTAGAATCAGAAGTCTTCCTTCTAGGACACTGGAAGGATTATGAAGAACTAGAAAGTTCTATTTCTATGCCTGAACTTGTGGCAACACTTGAGGCTATCTATAAGAAAGATGAACGAAATCAAAAGTTTTTTGCTGCATTGCAGGGAGTAAAACTTGATGAAGGTTCTTCTGGAAGCTCTGGAAGTGATGCTCCAGTGTCTTACCAAGAAATTCAAGCGAGGGCAATGAAAAAATTGACAGGTAGTGATGAAGCAGCAAGAGCTGTAGAGTACGGGTTTACTTCGGACCTTGGAATGTCATATTCATTTGTAGGTAATGAGTAATGACTGATGTTAGGTCTACGTTTGGTTTTGATGCAAATTTTGGTCCTCTCCAAACTCAAATTCGATCACTTGTAAAAGACATTACTGTACTTAATGCTGCGTTTAAGTCTCTTGACAGTGAAGCCAATAAGGTAAGAAATGCTCGTGCAGGTTCTTTCATGTCCAGTCTTGGAAACGTTGGAGGGTTTAATGCTCAAATTGTAGACCTTACCAGTGACGTAGAAAGATTTGGAAAAGCCCTTCAAAAAAATCAATTAACTCTTCGTCAATACTACAAAGAGGCAGCACAGGCTTACAAAAAAAATAGCATGGCTAGAAGGCTTGCTGAAGATGAAGTAAGAAGAGCACAGTCTCAACTTGTTGGTATGGGGCAAAACCAAAAGGGTCGTCAGCAAGGAATGCTTATCACCCCCCTTACAATTGACACATCTGACATTAATACAAAAATGGCTATTAGCCAAAAACAATTTTCTATCTTTAATAAACTTGTAAATGATGGTGCAACTCAGCTTATTAACTGGGGTAAAAATACACAGTGGGCAGGTCGTCAGCTTACTGTTGGTCTTACTGTACCATTGACAATTTTTGGTGCAACAGTATCTAAAACGTTTAGAGAAGTAGATAAAGAACTTACAAGATTTGCCAAAGTTTATGGTTCAGATCTTGTTGGTGCAAATCAACAAGCAACAAATACAATGAGGTCTCAAGTTGAGCAATTATCAAAAGACTTTGCTGGTAAATATGGTATAGCAGCAAAAGAAACAGCAGGTCTGGCAGCAGACTTGGCAGCAACTGGACTAGAAGGACAAAAACTTTTAGACTCAGTTGCACAAACAACACGCCTAGCCGTACTTGGTGAGGTTGATAGACAAGAAGCAATGAAGGCAACCCTCGCTCTTCAAGGTGCTTTTAATATGAGTACAAACGAATTGGCAGAGTCAATTAACTTCCTTAACGCCGTTGAAAACCAGACATCTGCATCACTCCAAGATTTAACTGAAGCAATCCCTCGTGTTGGTCCAGTTGTTAACTCTCTTGGCGGAGATGTCAAAGACTTAGCAGTTTTACTTGTAGCAATGAAAGAGGGAGGCGTGAATGCAGCCGAAGGTGCAAATGCTATCAAGTCTGGTCTCGCCTCCCTTATCAACCCAACAAAACAAGCATCAATTACTGCAAAGCAATATGGAATTGATCTAGATGGAATTGTAAAAGCAAACAAGGGAAAGCTCATGCCAACAATTATGGCTTTCCAGGAAGCACTTGCAGGTCTTGATCAGTTTGCAAAAGCACAACTTATTGAACAGCTTTTTGGTAAATATCAGTTTGCAAGAATTTCTGCCTTGTTTGATAACCTAAATGCTTCAGGATCACAAACAGTAGAGGTTTTAAAACTTATGGGGGCTTCTTCTCAAGACCTTGCAAAAATTGCAAACTCTGAAATTAGAACTCTTACAGAATCATCAGCTATGCGTTTTCAAAGATCTATGGAAGCAATTAAGGCATCTTTACTTCCAGTTGGTGAAGTTTTAACAAATTCAGTAATTCCTTTCCTTGAAAAAACAGCTACTCTTATTGGTATGCTTGTTGAATATGCAAGTGGTCTTCCAGGACCAGTTAAAAGCTTCTTAAAGGTTGCAACAGGATTTACCTTAATTGCAGGACCTTTGATTATGCTTGTTGGTGTATTTGCAAACTTTGCAGGATACATAACTAAATCTGCAATGTCTATTACTAAGCTTGGTGCCTCACTTGCAGGTTTAAGAACAGAAAAATTTGAAATGCTAGATGACACTCAGCTTGCAGCATCTAAAGCATCAGATGTTCTTGCAAGAGCTTACAATAATCAAAAAGCATCTCTTGACAAGTTAAATTTAACTATGGAAGGATATCTTGCAAACCTAAGAGAAGAAGTTAGGTTAAGCAATAGATTGTTTATGCCTGGTACTACTGCTGGAGGAAGATCTCCAAAAGGTGGAGGAAAGAAAGCAAAACTTCAGCAAGGAGGGCAACCTTACGTTCCTGGAAATGGAGACGGAGATAAGGTTCCAGCACTACTTGAGCCTGGAGAATTTGTAGTAAATAAAAAAGCAGCTAAAAAGTTTGGTCCTATGCTAGAAGAAATTAATTTTAATCAGGCTCCAAGATTCCAAAATGGTGGTCCAATTAGATTAAATCGTGGTGGAGGAAAGCCTTTATTCCTTGGTATGCCAGAAAAGTTTTCAGAAAGAATTGGAAATGTTAGAGGTCTTTTAAGAAAGGCAGATCAAGAAGCAAAAACAGGAAGATTTGCTTCTATGCCATTAACGGAACTTGGAACAAGATCATCTAGCATTGGCGGATTTAGTTCTGCAATTCCAGGAGTAAATGGTGTCTATGAAATTAATGGTAAAAAATATGTTGTTAAGGGTCATACAGATTCTGACTCCGCACTTGTTGAGGCAAGAGGAACACAGTTAACAAGAGACATATTTGGACTAAACACTCCAAATCAAGAAATGATTAAAATTGCACATCCTAGAACTGGCGAGCAAATGTTTGCTGTTAGATCTCCATACGATGAAGCATTTGCCAAATCAACTGGAAAAATTGACCCAGAAGATTTTGCTTCACAGGCATTGGCTTCTATTATTAGAAGAGATAATGACTTACAGCCAGATAATCTTTTTGGAAGAACAGTAACAGATGTAGGATCAGGTTTTGTAGCAAATAGGGCTTCCCAGCCAAGAACAGTTGGTGGACCTAAAACTCCAGTTGAAGAACAAGCACTAATTAATTTCTTAGCACAAAAGGGTGGGGCTAAAAAATGGTTTGCAGAATCAACTGGTGATATTGCAAGAAGCATGACACCAGAAAAATATGAATCTATGTTTTTGGCAAAAATTGATGATGCTCTTGGAAAAACAAAGGGTGCAATTAACAAGCTTCCAAATATGACACCTGCTGAAAAGAAAATGTATCAGGGAATCGTTACTGACTTAGAGGATGCAAGAGGCATTGACTGGAGAGCATTACACGCACATCATTCTGGATTAAGTCTTACTGCTGCTAAGTCTCCAACTGCTGCTGCACTTGCAAAGAAACAAGCAGAGCTTGTAGAAAAAGCTAGACAAAGAGGTCATGCTCAAGGAACTGGCGGTTTGCCATGGGCTTATGCAAATGGTGGCTTTATAAAACTTATTGAAGGTGGATCAGTTCCTGGATATAGTGCTTTAGAAGACCTTATAAAAACAAATGTAAAAACAGGAAGTCAGCTCCCACTTGATGACTGGCTAACTAAAACATTATCTCGTGTTGACAATAAAAAAGATGCAAAAATTATTGTAGACTCTTTAACTAAAAGATTAAATACAGGAACTGGACAAACTAAAACTAGTCTTATCACTAAAGATTTCTTGCTAGAGATTGGTGAAAAATTTAAGTCTTCTAAATCTGAAAATTCAAGAAACATGGTAAATGATCTTGGAAGGCTTACAAGCAAGCCAGGAAGAGCTAACCCTGGAACTGGAAGACCTGCAGTAATTGGAAAAATAAGAAATAAAGAAGATAGCCTTGCAATAATAAATCCAATGGAAGCAGCTATTAGAGCTAAGTTAAAAGAATCAGGCTACTTTAGTGATTCTGATATTGACAGATTTTCTAAGGTTGAAGCTGGTCACTTACAAAAAGACTTAGTTACAATTGATGGTAAAACATATAAGAGATGGCTTCCTCCAAAACTTGCATGGATGCCAAAGGTAGAAAACCTAGCATTTGAATATCTTACTAGAGGTGGTGTAGACGCAGAGAAAGGAAACACCGCAGCGTTTAGAGATGCACTGAAACAAGCTAAAGCAACACCAGCTCAAATTAAATCAATTCTTTCTGGAAACCACCCAGTATCTGGAGAAGCAAGAAAAAAGTTTTTATCAGCATTATCAATTTTAGAATCCAATGGATCAATAACTCCAAAAACTTTAGAATATATTAGAGCAACAAATGCATTAAACGCAGGTGATCCAGCGTACAAAATAACAGCAGGAATTGGCAAGGCAGGAACTGTATACCCAGACAAGGATGATTCTCCAGAAATGAAGAGATATCTTGGATCGGTCCCAGTTGGTGGAAGAGGACGAGTTCCTAGTACCCCAAGAAGAGCAACTGGTGGAGCCTTAACTAAAGAGCAAATAAAAGATCATGAAGAGTCTGGAAAGGTAGTAACAACTAGAAACAACAAGCCAGTTAAAATGGCTAGTGGTCAAGTTGTAGCAGAAGAAGCCTGGGTAGATGCAAAGATGGCTGAAGATGGAATTAGAGATGGGCAAGATATTAAGGCTCAAAAGAAAGCACTTAGAGGACAAAAAGCAGGTGCTGTTGGCGGTCTAGCAATGACTGGAGCATTTATGCTCCCAGCTCTTACTGGAACAAATGAAGCTCTTTCTGGATTTACAAACTCTTTAACCACAGCAATGATTGCCTTATCAGCAATTACTACAATTGCCCAAGTTCGTGGTATTGGTGGAGCAGGAATGAGTGTTGGTGCCAAAGCCAGAGGAATAAAGTCTGGAGCATTTGGAAGTGGAACATCAACCATGGACTTTATTAGAGGTGGAAGACAGTACCCAATTAATAACCCAAATGCCCTTGAAGATGCTAAGAAAAAAGTCGGTGCTGGAAGAGTCATGGGAGGCTTAGCAGATAAGGCTGGAAAAGCTGGCAAAGGTGGAATGCTTGCTAGAGGCACTCTTTCCGCAATTGGTATTGCAACTGGACCAGCTGGAATGGCAGTTCTTGCAGCAATTGCCCTTGGCACTGCAGCGTTTGTTGCTTATCAAAAATCAATTGATAATGCTAAAAAAGCTGGAGAATCTTTATATGCAGAACAAACTAAGGCTGCAGAATATTATGGAATTGAATTACTAAACGTTAATGCTGCAATGGCAGAAAATGTTAAAATTGCAAAAGAGATGGGTCTTGCAGCAGCACCAACTGCAGCAACTGTTGATCCAGCCCTAAAACAATCAATCTTAGAACAAGAAGAAAATAAAAAACTTGTAGAAGAAATTAGAAAGTCTAATGACCCATCATCAATATTCCTTGGTCAATATGGGAAGATGTTGCAGCAAGGATTTAATCCTGAACAAGCAAAAGAAGTTTTATCTGTTTTAGCCCAGGCAAGTGGAAAAATGGGAGCACTTCAAAGTGTTTCTGGAACATTAAATCAAACAGTAGTTACTGGTGCAAACGGAGAAGTAGATGCACAAGCAACTGCAATTAAGGCAACCGAAGCTGTTGGTCAAGCAGCAGTTGGAAATATTAATGCCTTGTTTACCAGAAATATTGCAATGCCAGCAAGAGGCGGAGGGGCAGTAACCCCAGTAATGGGTCCAAACAAATTAACCTCTAATCAAGACTTTGCAAACTTGGAAGGTCAAATTACACAAGCATTTAAATCTGCTCTTATGTCTCCAGATCTTGGCGTAGGATTTGAAACCATGAGTAAGACAATCGAAGCAACATTTAAAAAGGGTGCAGAAACAGGAACTAATCAAGCAGATATTGCATCAGCATTAGGTGAGAGTGCACAGGCAATGGCTAAGGATCTTGGATTTGAAGAGGATAGCAAGTTCGTTCAAACAATGAATGCAGCACTTGACGATACAACTGATAAGGTTCAAGGAACCAAAGATCAGTTCTTGCTAGTACAAGCTGCTGCTGCAGGTATTGATTTAACAACAGTTATTGCAGATGGAAAGTTGGCAGCAGATGAAGCACAAAGACTAAGAACTGAAATGGCTGCAATTGATACTCAGAAACAAATTAACATTACAGTTAATACTCAGATTCAAGATGCAATTGATGAAATTGACAAAGAAATTCAGGTAAGAACAGCATACTACGATCAACTTGCTGCAAACAATGAAAACGCTCAAGAATCAGAAAATGAGCGTACAAAGAATTTTCAGAAGAACATGGAAAAGCGAAACAAGGCTATCCAAAAAGAAATTAAGCAAATTCAAAAAGCAGCAGACGAACAGATTAATGCAAAAGAAAAAGAAATTGATGCAATTGAAGAAAGTTCTGATAAGTACCTAGATGCACTTCAGTCACAAAAGGATCAGTCCTCTTTTGAGAACGATCAAAGACAAACTGCTCTTGGTGGTCTTGGTGCACTTGCAAGTGGAGACGTATTTGGATTCCTACAAGCACAAAATGAAATGGCTGCTGCTGCTCAAGAAAATGCACAACAAAATGAAATTAGCAAAGTTGAAGAAATGTCTCAGGCAAGAATTGACGAGATTGAAAAAACAATTGATAAGATTAAAGAACAGGCAGATTTGGCGGTTGGAAACTTACAAGAGCAACTAGATAAAAATCAAGAGCTTATGGACAAAGAAGGAGAACGCCATGAAAAGAGAATGGCTTCACTTCAAAAAGAAGCTATAAAAATTCAAACAAATAAGTCTGCAGAAATTAGAGCATTTGATGATGCAAAGGGTAAATTGCAAGAGCTTATGGATATGCCAGTTGGAGAAAAACTTGGTAAAGATCTTGGTGCATATGCAGATGCAATATCTTCGGTTGCTGCAAATATGCCAAAGAGTGCACAAGATACAATGAGCAAACTTGCAACATCATTTGGAGATAACTTCCAATCGGTATTTGATGCAGAGTTGCAAAAATCTGCAAAAGAATATGGAGTAAATGCAACAGACCTAAAGACTTTAATTAAAAAAGCTTTGCCTAAGAGTAAGGGTGGGGCTGGATCAGAGAATAGTGGAACTGGTGGATATGCAAAGGGTGGATATGTAACTGGTCCAGGAACTGGAACATCTGACTCCATTCCAGCTCAATTGTCAAATGGAGAATATGTTGTAAAGGCAGACTCAGTTAAGAGAATTGGAAAAGACACATTAGATAAAATTAATAATACAGGAGGAATGGGTATTCCTGGTGGTATTGGATATCGTGTTGGTGGTGCCGAAGCACCAGCATCAGCAGCAGCATTTGCTGGTGGAGTTAAAACAGCAGTTGCAGCAATTAATTCAGCTAACGCTTTAGTTTCTGCAGCAGCAAGTGCAATGAATGAAGAACCAGAAAATTCAGACGGTGGTGGCTCTGGAAGTCCAACATCTATTCCAGAAAAACTTGGAAAGGTGGCAAGAATACTTCGTGGATCCTATGGCATAACTGCAAGAGGAACTTACCCAAGTGGAAATAAGCACAGTTCAAGATATGGAGCAGCCATTGACTACGCAACACCAACTGGAACTCCAGTTTATGCTATGGCTGGAGGACAGGCATCTAATCTGAGCAAGGGCAACAGTTCCTTTGGAAAATATGTAACAATTAAACATGCTGACGGAACAGAGTCTTTGTATGCCCACTTAAATTCACATGGTAAGGGAGGGTCCGTTAGTGCTGGAGACTTTATTGGTGATTCTGGAAATACTGGAAACTCTACTGGTCCTCACCTACACTTTGAGTGGTCAGCACTTAAAAATGGATCTAATCCCCCAGGAATGAGAATTGGTGGAGAAACAATGTCTGATGGTCTTGCCCAACTTCATAAGGGAGAAATGGTTTTAACAAAGCCACTAACACAAACCTTAAAAGATGGAATTGCAGAATTAAAATTTGGTATGCCATCAATGTCTGGCATTTCTCCAGTAGATAGTGGTACAATGGTATCTAACAGTAACGTATATAACATCACGGTTGATGCATCTGGTCCTTCGATGGATCCAAATAGGATTGCACAAAAAATTGTTACGGCTATTGGTAAGGAAGACAATAAAAGAGCTTTTGGAAGGAGTAGTTAATGGCACTAGCAGACTTACAAAAAACTTATAGGAAACCATCTTTAATTATTTTTTCTTTAACAGAACCAATTGCTGGAACTGGAGAAAACTCTGGACAATGGGATTTTGCACCATCAACCCCCTTATACCTAACTGATGATAATAGATCATCTTTATCAATTGTTCCACAAAGAATTGAGTCTAGAAGAAGAATGATTGATGGAACAATGCGTTCTGTTCATGTTGCAGACAAAATGTCTTTTTCTACTTCTTGGGAAGCCATTCCTTCTAGAAAAACTAGACCAACACCTGCATCTCCAGATGGTCTTTCAAATAAAATTACCTCAGATGGATTTGGTGCAGGACAAGACATTAAAGCTTGGTATGATGCAAATTTTTCAGATTTTTGGATGCTACTAGTATATGATGCCTCTGTTTCTGGAAATTCAATTACAAATGTTGAAAAGTATAATGTTTTCTTTGATGATTTTGATTTTACTATTGTAAAAAGAGGACAACACAATGATCTATGGGATGTGTCTATCAGTCTGGTGGAGGTTTAATGTTAACTACAGGAAACTCAGACATAGACAATCTATTTAAAAAATCAAAGACTATTTCATCAAAGCATAAAATTATTGCTGAGTGGAATCATAATGCATACACAGTTGTAGATTATATTGGATCGTACCCCCTAGAAATTGTTGGAGATGGAGTAGAGGCAACTCAAACACAAGCACTTACATTTAATGCTAGTGAGCTGACTGGATGTTGGGATAATGGAGGACATTACTATACTGTAAGTTCAACCCCAAATGATTACGAAGTTGAAGAATTAGAAAGAAAAAAGATAAATTCAATTAGACTAATTACTGAGCCAGAAAGACCAGATCCTGGAATTATTTTTCCAGTAACATTTCCTGCAGCTAGAGATAGAAACCTGGTAGCTGATGCTAGCGAAGCAAGAGCCTACAATATTCTTCAGACAAGTAATAGAATTTATGCGGCAAATGAATCACAGTCTGGAAGATACTGGGTGTCTCCAAGAAGGTGTAAATCAAATGCTACCTACGGAATTGATAGTAACTTTATTGGTGTTTCAAATTCCCTTGGAAAAATGAAAGGTAACAATGTTTTTGTACATTATGAGGAAGCTGTAAGATGCAATAAAATTGTCGTAAAAACACAAACAGTAAATGGTTATGCTAGAGACTTTACAGTTGAAGTTTTGCTTTCTGGAAGTAATACTTGGACATCAATATACAGAACAACAAATAGTACGACAATGAATGATGGAATTTTAAGACTTTCAAGAAAACTTGTTTCTGGAAGTGGGCAGTGGGTTGTAGCTGCTGGTGTAGAAGAAGAGGGAACCATAACAAGTTTCTTAAAATCCTCAACTACAGGATATCAGTCAATTAAGGGAATAAGGTTTTCCGTACAGGAATTAGCAGACGTAAATACAAACGATCCAAAAGAAGACGGAACTCTTGACGTAATTGAGCTATCTCCAAGAATGGTTGTTGACTTATCCTCATACACTGAAGATTTTTCTAGTAGCTCAAATATTGGAGACTCTTTTCTAGGTCTTCCAGTAGGATCTATGGTAGGTGGAGATGGACAGATAAGACTATTTAGTGAAGATAACCTAATTAGTGATAAAAACATACTGTCAATTTTTTATGGAATGCTTAAGCCAAATGTTAAATTTACATTTTTACATGAAGTCACAAGTGGATCTGTAACAAAATATATTCCAATAAATGTCTTGTATGTAAACATTTGGGAAGAAGCAGAAGACTGGTCTGTTACTGCAAATTTAAGCGACTACATGAAATTTCTTAGAGATAAGCCAGCACCAGACATTCTTCTTGGAGCTTTAGACGGAATTAGAGTTTCTGCAATTATTAAAATTTTATTAGACAATTCTGGATTTACTAGATTTTCTTTTAATAAAACAGCAGAAACTAAAGAATATGAAAATGAAGACATCAGAGTTGACTTTTTTTGGTGTAAAAAAGAAATGTCAGTTGCAGAAGCAATTAATGAATTAGCTAAAAGTGCACAGCTATCTATGTATTTTGATCAGTTTGGAATTTTAAATGCATTGACAAAAGAGGCTGTTTTACAAAAAACTGAAACTTGGAACTATGCATTGGTTGGAGACTCTACCGAATTAGACTCTGGAGATCCAGAGTATTTATCAATTAATGGGGTATATGTTTCAAACATTGAGTCATTTGAAGATTCAGTATTGGCTCCAATTAACGCAGGTGAAGTTGCTTATTCTTCTCTTGGAATACCAAAAGGATCTTATGAACTTTTAGATAGAACTTTACAAGGTAATCCTGGAGCGTCAATTTCACAAGATACATCAAAAGTTATTGATGCTGGATATTCCGAAGTTACATTAAATAGAAATATTTCGTATATTCCACAACAAGTTTGGAACCCAGGAAATGATCAACAAAATGCTGCTGAATCACTATTGTCTTGTGGAATTTTAATTAAAGACGTTAAAGCTTCAAGACCAAAAATTATATTGGATGGTTTAACTTTTACAGCAAAAAATAAAAATGATGCTATTAGAAAAGCATTTTTGGGAATGACTCTAGTTGAAAAGTCTTCTTGTCAAATTGTTATTGCAGAAAATGACATGGCTGTTTCATATAGAAATAGGTTCTCTGGATACGTCTACATTGATACTGAACTAATTAAGTTTTATGGAATACTTTATAACATAACTAAACCAGGATATGTAAATGAAGTAAAAATTTACTTTTCTCAGGCTGAAGTAGACTCAGAAATAGCAGCAGCCCCATCTGGATCAAGCTTTGTTCCGTATTCATTAATAGTTGAAATGGATATGGCAGTTGATTCTTATCCAAATTCTTTTTCATCTACTCCAACTGGATATGTTTATTTTTGTAAAAATGATGGAAGAGGATTTAAGGACACAGAAGTTTCACTACATTATTGTGGTCTTGTAGAAAGTAACGGTTGGTCAAAATTTGCAAGCAAAGTATATGCATCTCCAACTGGACAAATTTCAGACTATGGTCAGTCCATGAAAATTATGGTAGACACTGCAGTACCAGACACCTTTGATATTTCAACTAAAGCTGTTGCTTATGGTGGATATGCAAACTTAGCAGGACCACCATCAACTAAAACAGGAACTGGAGCACCAGCTGAATCAATCCAAATTAACATTGCAGACGCTGGTCAACAAGTTATTAGTGGGTTTACAAAAAACACTGGAATTAATCCAACCAGAATTGGAACAAGAATGAATCTTTTTAGTCCAAAAGGAAGCCCAGAAGAAATGTCTGCGATGTCTGACATTGCTGGAATTTGTTTTTATTTGTCTGGTACAACAGCTACAACTGGATACTTTTTAGAAGTTCAGGCTCCTAGCGGAGATTATACTCCAGGAAAGTCTTATCTAGAAAACGTAAAATTTTATAAAGTTTATAATGATGGCGGAACAATAAAGCCAAAGCTTTTAGGATCTGCTGGATATAAAAATGCAGCACCAACAACATTTGAAAGAACAATTTCTATTGCAGATATTGGAAAGTCTGAAGAAGCACTGACAAATGTTTTTTCTTTAGAAGTTCAAATTTTAGACAGCAAAAAAGACTTTATTATTTTTATTAATGGAAAACAGGCTATGACCGCACATGATGATTCTCCACTGTCTCCAACAAACAATATTGGAGTATTTGTAAGAGATGACTCTAATGCTATTTATGATTACATGTATGCAATTTCAGCTCCAACTGGAAGTAATCAATCTCTTTCAGAGTTAATTGGTGATAATGAAAAAATTTACGGAAAAGATGGTGTAACTCTAGTTTCAAAAAATAGGGGAATTTTTTCTCCATTTATTAAAAATATTATAGGATCATCTTTTCCAATTTATTATGATGACTTTGGAAATACCGTAAGAGAAGCAAAATATATTCAAGCTAGATTTAATGAGCCAGCATTTTCAACAAGGTTAATAGAACTTAGTAGGGTTAATCCAGATTACTTTATTAAAGAGTTTAAGAGTTCTTCTTGGGGTGCTTCTTTCTGGGTATATAATTCTTCAAGAAGCTCTGTTTGGCTTGGAAATGGAACAAATTTCCCATTGTTTATTTCTGGAATGGTATTGAAAAAAACAGGTGGCGGAACTGTAGACATTAAAGACTCTATGTCTAATGACCCTAACTCCCAAAATGAATTAGAAATAAATAAAAGATTATATGGTGAGCAATCTTTAAATATATCTGCTGAATATTTAAATAGCTATACTCAAGCTCAAAGCTTATCAGAATGGATTGCAAAATATTCCTCATTTGAAAAAAGGGAAATTAGAGCAAGAATTTTTCCAAACCCATTGCTACAGATTGGAGATAAAATAAAAGTTATCTACAAGTCAAGAGGATTTTCATCTAATGATATTGGGGACAAGACATATGTATTATCAGGAATAGACTATAATGTAGGAAGCAATGGAATACAGATGGATGTATTGCTAAGGGAGATGTTATAATATGCCACCATTAAAACCTGGTAAAATTGTAAATACAAAAGGTCAAGTTGTTAGTGCTCCAGTAAAAAAAACAGAGTCAGCAAATGTTAGAGAAGATAGAGTTCCTCCACCACCTAAACCTAAAGTTACTCAAGGTGCCCAAACACCAGCAACAAGAGCAGCAGCTACTGCTGCAAATAAACTTGCAAAAGATTATTTAGAAGCACAAAAAACTCCAGGATACAAAGGTGTTGGTTCAAACTTCTATGATCCACCCGTTAAAATAACTAAAATTGTTACCCCCACCGCTGAAGAAGTTGTTGATGATCCTGGCACTGCAATACAACAGGTTGTAGCTACACCAGTAGAAACAGTTGTTGCATCAACTGGATTAGTAGATGGAGTAAACTATAAAGAAATATACTTAGAAGAAATAAAACGTCTTGTCTTAAGTTTAGTAAACAATGCAAAATCTCTTTTAATTAGATATAATTTTTCTGGCATAGATAGAGTTCCAGAATCCTACCTAGATTTTGATAGAGAAGCTAAAACAGAAACTCTTTCTTCAAGTTTTTCAAGACCAGAGTCTCCATTTACTTTAGAGCAAGCAGACCTACAAGAAAGGTTTTCAACAGACTTAAATGAAATAAATAATTTAATTAGTGATTTATCTAATAGTGCTGAAAAGGCTAAATATTTTGGTTCAATGAGGGGTGGAACCTTTTTGCCAAGAGAAGTAAAACTCCTTAGAAATGGAAGCGTAGGATACGACATGAGACTAGAGTTTACTTCAATTTCTAATCAAGATTTTGTTGTAAAATGCTATGAAGTATCTTAAAATGGTATAATTCTACTATGTTTACTGGGATATATAAAATTTATTTAGACGGAGAATATGTTGGTGAGCAGAAAAATTCTATCACTAGGGCTGGAAGATCTATTATTTTAAAGTCACTTATGGGATTAGTGCCAACTGTTGGTGGAGAAATACACATAGGTATTGATAATACTGCTAACGGCACACCAGACTCAAACGGTTTAATCCCAAATAATATTCTTGGCTTTGATGTAGCTGCTGCTCCAGTAAGACTTTCATATTTAGATAACGCAGGAAACTTTGACGCAATGATTTTTAAGGCAAGTTTTGGAACTACCGCAACTGGTGGAGAGTCATACAAAATTCATGAACTTGGACTCTTTCCTTCAAGTGGAGTTACTAATGCAGTTTCACTAAGAGATACTGCATTGTTCTCTGGATCACCATTAGATCTTTGGAAGGAGGAAGAAACTACACTAGTACTACCTAGCCCAGTACCAACCACGGCTCCATCAACATCTTGCTACATAACATCAGCACTTACACCTTATTCATTTAGAGTTGGAGACTCAGCATTATTTATTAAATCAGGAGATATCCTAAACATGGCAGACTCCTCAATGATTTCTTCGTATAACTTAAATATTTATAACTCTGTAGACACCCTTTCCATTGCCTATTCAAAGCTTACTGGAAATACCCCAACAGTAAC